GAATCCAACAGGGTTGTTAAACAGAGTAAGATGTCCTGAGAAGAACTGACGCATTTGCATTTCTGCTACGTTGCGGAAAATATAAGCAAAACGGAAGACTAATTGAGATGTACGCCAAAGATCTCCTAGTTCTTCAACGGCAATTCTTGCTGATCGTGCTTTACCATAAATAGGAAGATTTAATTGTTGCTTTAGGATTGCCTGGGTTACGGCTCTTGAATCTGGAAGATTAATAACATCTTGCAATAACTGATGCTCTAATATGCCCTTTTCTAGACGAATTGATTTTCCACCTGCTTCAACAAGTTGGCCGCCACCATTAGCAAGAGAAAGTTCAAGAGAGTAGTTTTTAAGAAGGGCTTCTTCTTTACCACTAATTTTAACAACTTCCTTAAGAGAAGTTAATATTTCCTTGTCTTCAATACCAGTATTCTTTGCTATTGCTTCTAGTAAGTTGCCGATACCGTTTGAAACGGCAGCAGCACGTTGTGCATTAGTTTCAGCAGCGAAAATGGCTCTCTGAGTATCGGCAATAATTCCATCTCTTGCTGTCTTTGAGATTGCTCCACCAAGTTTAGAGGTAACGGCAATTGAACTCATCCAGTCTTCAATACCTGTATTAAGTGCTGTGAGATCATTTAGATTAAACGCTGCTGAACGAATATAAAAACGGCCAAAGGCTCTGTTAATGTTTTCTGCCATACGGACGGCGTTCTTATTTACGCCAGGAATTAAACGAGCAACTGGATTGGCTGCAATTTTTACACCAGTACCAAGTGCTTGTTTAACGGCAAGTAGATCAGCGCCACTGCTTACTTGATTAAGTAATACTCTGTAAACATCATCTACTGTTGTAGCCTTTGAAAGTTCAAGAATTACTCTATCATCTAATTTGCGCTTAAAAAGATTACGCAGACGGACTACATCTGTTTCATCTGCAATAATCTTTGCTACTGGCTCAAACTGACGACCAAGCATAAATTTGAGGGCTTTATCCATATCAGGTGTATCTAAAACAGATCCCATAAAGTTATCTGTTAGACCAATCTGTGCTTGGATAGACTCTCTAAGCAGCATTGCTTCTGATGCTTCAAGTTCTAGTTTAAGAAGTCCGCGGATTCCGATATTGTTAGGATCTTGAATAAGTTCCTTGAGGATTTCTGGATCTCCGTTTGCTTTTTCGCGGAGTAAACTAAACCAGGATTCTTTATCTTCTAGATCAAGTTGCTTATTAAGAAGATCATCAAGTTCATTTTGACGAACTGCTAGATCATCCTTTGCGCCTTTAATTGAGTCCATAAGACGTAAAACGTTAGGGCCAAGATTGGTAGGATCTGCAAATTCTGCACTAGCAATTCCAATTTCAGCACGTGTGGCTGCAATTTTGGCGGTATTAGTAATTGCAACTCCACCAGAGCCACCGTAGATAGAACGAGCGTTAGTAAAGCCATCAACCTTCCAGATATCCTGTATAAGATCTGATACTCTAGTCATAACAGCAGGATTCTTTAGCGCTGCAATTTCACCAAGAAGAGTACCAAGACTCTTCCCTGCTCCTAGTTCATCACCAACAACAAACAAAGATCCTGTAAATCCATCAAGTGCTGCTGCTTCGTCACGAAGTCTAGTTGCTAGTTCATTGTATACTCTAAACTCTGGGTCTGCTGCGTTCTTGCCTAGCGCATCTAAGCGATCTGCTAGTTGAGCACGACGAAGACCTTCGGCTGTGCGTGTTGCTTCATCAGCCCCTGTAAAGTCGTCAGCAAGATCAAGTAAGTTGAATTCGTCTGCTGTATTCGCAGTAACAGCGTACTCATCTAAATAATGCGCTCCAGCAGTTACTTTGCCATACTGTGGAACTTCATCAAGAAGGATATAGCCATCAAAGAATCCACCAGTGTTTTTCATATCAGTAGACAATAAAGACATTGCCTCAGATAGTTCACCAGTTTGAGTTTTAGGATTTGTTACAAACCATTCAGAAATGCTTCTAGAAGAAAGAGTCTGCTTAGAAACATCATCTATTGGAGAAAACTCAAATCTCTTTGCATTATTGCTTTCAAAATTTAATAGTTTACGAGCAGTAGATATTTGACGATCAACTATCTTCTTTTCGGTAGTAATGATATCTAATTCTTTTTCCTTGAATTTTTTAGCAAGACGCTTGTATGGAGATGAAATCTTTTTGGTTGTTTTATCTCTAACAATTTGACCTGTTTTTTCAAGATCATCAACTGCTTCTTTGGCAAGCATATCAAATCCAGCCTTATTGACCTCTAAAACAGGCTTGGATAATTCAGTTGCTTTTGATGTTGCCTTAGCGGCTTTAGCACCAAGACCTACACCAATATAGGAAGAAGGATCAAGCCCAATGTTTAGTGTTGCGTCAACAATTCCAGAAAGAGTTTTATATGCATTTCCAGTAGGATTAAGACCAATAGAATTAAAAAGATTACGACCCATAGTAAAGGATTCGCCGTTAATCTGACCATATTTGGTCATAGCCTTAACTTGTTCTTTTCCTGCTTTGCTTTTAGGATCTACAAAAAAGCCAGATCCTTGACTAGAAAAGTTTCGTACAAGAGCGCCAAATGTTGTTGTTTCACTATAAGGAGTCATGCTTGTAATATATTCACGTGCTGAGATACCTTCACCACGCATAACTGCTAATGAATTTCGTGATTGAATTGTAAGCATGTCATAGGGTAAACGAAGCCCAGCAAAAAGTACACGCGTTCCCATTTTGAATGGATCGTAAACGCCCTCTTTTAATCCAAACTGAATATTTCCAAGAATACCACGATCAGGCTTAACTTCTTTTTTTACTTTATCAAGTTTGAAGGCATCCATTTTAAGAGCAGCAATACCATCGATAGTTGTAATCTTATCAATACCAGGAGTATCAGCATTAAGTCCCTGACGGACCATTGATACTACTAGGTCATTGCTCATTCCAGGATATTTAGAAGTAATTGCGTTAAAGTTAGAAAGTGCATCTGGAGTCAATGAAGCCATCTGAGATTGCATCATGCGCTGGAAAGGGCTTTGACGAGTTGCTATACTAGCCTTAACATAATCATTAAGGTTAGACATTAAGATTCCATTTCGTTATATGCTTCTACCATCATTAATAGGTGGCGGTTTTCTGGGTTAGCAGCCGCCATAGCGCGAATAAACATAGAGTCAGGGTTAACAGAATCAACTGGTGTTTGCTGTAGTTCTGCACCACCACCAGGTCCTCCTGCAGCGCCATGTGAAAGTGGCATGTTTTCTCTACCAGATGCAAAAGCATTTATTGACTGAACTGGTGGAATAACAGGTGTTGCGTCTGCGCTCATAGCGCTTGCTGTTGTTGCTACTGGTGCTCCTGATGCAATACCTTGCATCTCCGCACGTTCTCCGTATGCACCGCCAGAAGCGTTTTGAATCTTAGCGTTACGCTGAATCTTCTGGACCATGCCACGATCAACACGCTTTGAGTTTTTTCCGACTCCTGATACAGGTGCAATATTCGACATTTTTAGTCCTCATCTTCATCATCAATGTATTCGAGTGGATCCATTTTGTTTGGCATATCTTCTGGAAGCATCCAGTCAGGCCATGAATTACGATCCATCATAACTGTCATGCATACGTCTGTAGGAAATCCTGCGACGCGAAGTGCTTTGTAGTACTCATTCATTGCAATGCAATAAAGTTCTAGTCTTGAATAAGATTCATCGCGTACAGTTTTAACTGCTGCCTTCTTGATTGGCTTCTTACGCGCTGCCATCTTATCCTCCTAGTCCTGCTAACATAGTTGCTAAATCTGCTGGTGGTGCTGCTTGTTGAGGGACTCCACCAGAAGGTTGTCCAGGAGCGGCTGGGGATTGGGGAGCCTGCTCAACTGGGCCTTGTGTGCCTGGTGGAGCCATCTCTGGCTGTGCTGGTTGTTCAGGCTGTTGAGGCGGCGTGAACACTGCCAACGCAGCATCCTGTATGTTTTCTCCCCTAGTGATGCGATCAATCACATCGGCAATATTCTTAATAAGCGGTGAAGGATCTGCTCCTTGCGCTGCCATTGCAGGAATTGCTTGTGCAGTTGCTGTAATAGCCTGAGTAAGATTATCTTGCATTTTTTCTACAGTAATGCGTGTTTCTTCCATGCTTGTATTAACATTCCATGGTAGTTCTCGACGAATAAAGTCTTTGGATACAAGGTCTGCGCCTAGTGCCTGTAGTGAGAAGATCAATGCACGTGAAGGGTCTAATCCAGCCATCAAGCCATAGCGAACTTCAATAGAAGTGTCGCCATTTATGTCCTTGCTTGGCATGTACTTTAACTCGTACGGCGTACCCTGTGCTGTTCCTCTAACACTCTTTTCCTTGTCGAAAAGAACTTCATCCATCTCAAACGCTAATTGAAGTACATCCTCGAACACCTCAGCAAGGATGGTTTGACCAGCCTTGATCTGAGAGTCGAAAGCACCAAGTAGCGCCTGGACACCTTGACCAGTAATAATACTTGCGTCAATGTTTCCAGTTCTGCCCTCAGGATATCGAGCACCAAGTCGTAATTCTGATTGGAGTGCTGATTGCTCCTGAAAAGCAGCAGCGGGAATATCCAAACGGACACGCCCGACACCTTGTGGTTGAGTTGTACGGATAACTGCATCAGGACCCATAGGAAGGTCTAATACATCGCTAGGTACAACAAGTGGCGCTTGGATTGACTTTTCAGCCGCTTCCATTGCCAAGTTAGCGAAACGTGCACGAGCCATCTGTACGTAGATTACGTCATCAAATTGCCCGCGTGGTTCATCATCAATGCCAGGACGACGTGCAATACGCACAGTCATCTTGCCGAGAGGATTCTTTACGGTGCTAAGAATTAAATTATTGTTGTTTGGTAGGTAAAGAACCGTCTGGTCTTTATCCATGTACTTGATAAGTTCAATGTCGTTGCCTGTGTTTTCACCAAAGCGACCAAGAATATTGTTGGCAAACTCTGGGAACTCATGTGCAAGTTCATTAGATGTCTTTTTGTAGCGCTTAGCGTATGCTACGCAGCGTCCAAAACGATCAAACTCTGGGTAAGATCCAATAGGATCTTCAACACGGATAAAAGGAATTCCTCCATCAAAATCTGGCTCTACGTGGATTGGTAGGAATCCGTATGAGAAGTACCAGTCTGCGCCCCAGTACATCTGTGACTGTAGACGTGAATGAGAAACATAGTTGTTGGCAATCATGCTGCGCTTATCAGCAAATTTACGAGCCTTGGCATCTGTAACTTTGACTGCGCCACAGTTAAATGATGGGAGTGGGGCTAGAACTTCTGCAAGATCGCGGGCTGCAACGTCGATAAAGTTAGCAACCATTGAGTATGGAAGTCCCTCAGGGAACAAGTCTGGAAAGATGCTAGCAATCTGACCCTTGCGAACAGCCTGAATTTGTGACATGCGAGAGTCACGATCAGAATGTAAGCGCTTGAGATTCTCAACGCGCTTAGCGATTCTATCAATATCTAATGCCATCGTTATTCCTGTTCCTCACCAAACTCATAGTCATTGACATTGAGTACATAGCGTTCTTGTTGTTGTTTACGAGTTGCCCACTTGTTGGGTATATGGCTCTGATTAGTTCTACCGATTGAGATAACTTCTTTGGCGCGTAGTTCACAGAACCAGAGCGCCATCACACAGTCGGTCTTGCCTTTAGTATTAGGCTCCCAGGTTATTAATTGCTGGATCAGAGCCTTAATCCCCTCCGAACCTTCCACTGCTGGAAGTTCCATGAGGTTGTCGTTATTAAATGTTGTGCCACGCATAGTCCCAAAGAGACCCGACATAGCCGCTACACCAAACTGTGTATCCCATTTGTTCTTACCAGTGAACTGACTCGAGAAGCGAACTCCTGTGGAGGCTAGGAACTGGCGTAGATCATCATCTAAGGCGTATGCCTTCTGATGAGCGTTAGTTTCAATTCTTAATTCTTGCGGTCTGTACTTCTCAACCCAGTCCTGAATCAACTTCTGGATCTTTTGAGGAGTAGGATCGAACATATTCTCTACATCAAGGATGTATCTTTTGCGACTATAGCGATCTACCGTCATGATTACTGCTGCTGTATTACCAGTCATAGCAGGATCTAGACCCATGATGGTGTACCAAGAGCCCTTCTCGGAAGGATGTCCTGGGTTGCCAGCCTTTAGAACGCCACGCTTTCGCATCCTGTTGATCGAACCTTGTACACAGACAGGGGCAAATATTGAATCTTCCTGTACGTCTTGTTGCTGGTAGACCAGCGCCCAGGCACTTGGAGAGACTTCACTACGTCTGCGGAATAATGCTCCCCCGTCCCATTTAGGGTAGAGGCCATCTTCATCTGGAAGAATATCTTCATCTGAGCCTTCCCATGGGATATGTGCTTTAGGCCAGAGAGTAACCCAGTCTTTTGGGTTATCTGCGAACTCAAGTACTGCTGGCATTGAAAGGTACGTGAACGGTGACTTGCCACCAGTCCAGTGCTCAGGGTTTCTAATCTCTCGGTATAGGTCGTTAGAGGCAATACGTGTGCCTACGATAAGCAACTTACCGTTATCACCCAGACGGGTGACTACATCTCGCTGGAGCCAGAGGAGTTGCTTCTCCCACTCATGCGCGTTTGAAGTCGTAACAACGTCGTCCAGGATGATGAGGTTGGAACGGGCTCCAGTAATCTGGCCACCAATTCCGAGCGCTTGCACTGTCGGATCCTTTTCGGTAGAATCACGAGACAGGTA